TTGCAGCATTAGTCTCACTGGTAGCTGCATTAGTACCAGAGGTAGCTGCTGCATCCTGATAATGCTTGGCTGAATAGTCAGTCGTTGTACCGTCTGACAGTGTGTACTGTGAACCAATGGGATGAATAGCCAGCTTAGTAGCATCTGGAATGATGTTACCTGTAGCTGTACTAACTTCAGCTTGTGCTGCCGCAATAGCTGCTGCTTCTGCTGCTGTAACAATGCTATCTGCATAGGCTTTCGTAGCAGCGTCTGTGCTTGCTGTAGGAGAGCCTACGTTAATGATTCTGTTGTTACCTGCATCCCAGCGATTAGTTGTGTCCAGACCAATAGTGTCCCCAACCCTGTCTACTGCCTCTTGTGCAGAATGAAAGAGTTGGATAGCACTATTGTCTAAGTCTTCTTCTGTGAGAACTGAGCCTGATGCAAAGTCAACTGCACGTGTAGCCAAGTCAGTTGTACGGCGAACCTGTACAATAGCACTAGAAGCTGGTGCAGAAGTTAGCTGTACACTTGCAGCAGAAGGAAAGGTCAGGCCTGTCTCAGCCACACCATCTACCGTGACGCTAATCTCACTGGTATCTTGATATGTAAAGTTGATGGCAAACGTATCTGTTGTACCATCCCCTGTGTAATTAGTATATGAAAGAGCCATCTCTTATCCTTGTGTTTTGTCTAATGATGTAACTTTAGGTTAGTTGCCAAAGTAATTAGCTACAGCGTTAAGTCCTTGACGTGCGCCATATAAAGATTGGTACGGAGCAAGCCGTAGGAAAGTTCTCCAATCGGATTCTGACCAATCATTTTGTGCAATGGAATCTACTGTCTGAAAAGCAGACTGTGCCAGAGAAAACGCTGGTGGTGTAATGGCGTAAGTATTGCCAGACATAGCACCACTAGAAAGTTGATAGATATACATTAACATGGAAGATGCACCAATCTGATTTAATGCACCTAGTATAATCTTATCACCTTCCATCATGTCCCTTACGTACTCATCTGCGTCACTACGTCCAGCAGCATTAAGATTAACACGTGCTATATACATTAGTGAACCCATCATAGCAGCAGAAAGAAGTACTTTACTAACAGCCATGTCTCCTCTACGCATACGTACACCTAAACGCATGGTTTGTTGCTCTAGGGATGCTACCGTAAAGTTCATAAACTGGAAAAAAGTTTTACCTACTTCACCACGGAGCCACGGATTGGTAGAAGAAATGTTACTTTCTTGTACGTTGTTCCTAGCTTCCTTAAAACCTGAGGCTTGAAACGCATCACGTACATCATCAGGCCAATCTTTTAGATTTAACTTTTTTACTGCACCATTAGCCTCTTTTTCTACAGTATTACTACGCATAATAGCAGAAATACGCCCAGCCATTTCTTCATTTAGGCCTAGTTGTTGACGCTTGGTTACAGAGAAAGGTAGGTTACCTTTTTGAGCAGCAAGTACCCACTCATTCGTATAATTTAGCATTGACAATCTACGAAGAGTTTGTGTTACACCTGTCAAGCCAGACCAGTAGGCTACATTCTTCTGAGCAGTAAAACCAAACTGCTCTGTACCCCTAGCTAACCTAGCACTCCAACCTTTTTTATCTACCCAAGCACGTTCAGGTGATATAGTATCTCCTACATCTTCTGTATCGTACCGTGTAACATTAGTCCAGTTACCAAGAGCAACCTCTTCACCTAAACCAAAGGCCTCAACTAACTCACGCATAATATCGTCAGGTAATCTACCCTGCTTTGCTTTTCCTATTAGGCTTCTATAAGCAGGTGAGGATTTAAGGATAGTTCTGAAAGAATACTCAAACATAGCGTTTGATAATTCCATCAAGGCTGACATGCCTGACATACCCATGTTTATAGCAAAGCTAAAAGCACGTGTGGCAATAAAGAAATCACGTGTTCTGTTTGACACCTCTTGTCGGTGTGCTAGTCTACCAGTGATACCGTCATACATAAACTCAGCAGCATTTATGGCTTCGTCTATTTCATCCTTAGATGCGTTCTTTCTCTTACCTTCTATTCTAATGTTTTCTAGTAAGTTATCAAAATTTGAGTTTACTTGATTAGTGTTGATACCATTACGTGCTAAACCAATAGCACCTGACATTTGAAACACATAACTGTTAAACAACTGTTCTGCATCTTCTTCCAATAAGTCAGCAAACTTTAGTTCAAAGACATTACCATCAGAATCTTGTGCTTTTATCACAGCATCTTCAGACAGTACTAAACGATGTCTTGCTCTTTTATGAGCCTTAGGTATATTAGTACGTGTAAGAAAGTCTGTTACTATGTCTATATCTTCTGCATCAAACCCACCTGCTTTAAGAATATCAGCAAGGTCTTCTAGGTTCATTTCGTTAGCACCAGCATGACCTAACTTACCCAACTTAGGGTCAGTAATTGATTTAGTATATGCTGTAGCTATCTTTCTAATATAGTCCTTTACCATTTTATCGGTAACTTTTTTCTTACCCTTAGATGCAAGATGTTTTCTAACATTAGCTACAATGTCAGGTTGACCTTTTCTAATAGCTGTATCTACTAATTCAGCGATTTGTAGGTCTGCCTCATCACCTAGTCGCATACGTAATGCTCTAATCTTTTCATCGTTAAAGATACGTGTCATGTAGTTAGAGTGGTTATTAAGCATATCCATGCTAAACCCTGCTACATCATGCTTGACAGCTTCTTCGGCTAATTCTCTTTGTAGCTTGTTTACTAAGTCTCCTACCTCTTTTACTTCATTAGGGACTTCAGTATCAATACCACGTACATAGCGTGATACTAAGGTATTAAAGTCTGAAATAGTGCCACCAGTACGTTGCTTCCAACGAGACTGTGCATTAGGCATAACATTAGACATAGTGCTACGGAACCTAGCCTGATACATTTCTGACCACTCAGAAGCAGACATACCTGTTTCTAGTTTACCGCCTTTATACCCTGATGAGTTAAGACCTAAAACACGTGCAGCATACCTAGCGTAACCAAGCTTATGGCTTGCTAGTCTATAACCAGTAGATAATAGCTTACGCAGCCCAAGCATATTCCAACCAGCTTGTTCTGGAATAGCTTCTGCTACTTCTTTAGTTACTTCACCTACAGGAATAGATTTCTGTTGGGTAGGTAAACCATCAGCAGCTTCAATAAACTTTTCTCCATCTAATTCTTCACGTAGTATTTTTTCTGCTAGAGCATCTACGTTGTATTCATCATGAAATCTTTGCTCTGCTGGTGTTAGTGTTTCCCCACGCAAAACCTTTTGTGCAACCCTAGCACGATGCCCAGCACGAACAAAAGCTGTAGCACCTGCGTTCAAACCGCCAGCTAGGGTAGCCCCTAAACCACCTGCTATAACAACATCACTAGCAGTTACATCATACTTTAAGTTTGCACGGATGGCTTCAAATGCTGCTGTTTCTGCACCACCAATTACTGCTCCATACTTAAACGCACGTCCTACATTGTAAGCTTTTTTAGCTGTACCTGCTACCAATGCAGCACCACCCCCTACAGGGCCAGCAACGGCTGTTGCGGCTGCTGTTGTACCAAAGATAGCTGTCCACTCTACAGGGTCAAACATAGCAGCTAGGGCGGTTGCTGTAACACCAGACCAACCGTCCTCTGCTATTTGTCTTCTGTTTGCTTGTGTGCGTAAGTAAGATTCACGTGTTTTCATGGCTGAATTAACGCCACGTAATTGTGCATCTTCTAACACCTCACGTGCTGCCAGAGTTTCTTCTAGGCCTTCAGTTAGTTGTTTGACCAACTCAGGTGTAAACTTAGTCACAGGTACGCCTGATGACTGAAACCTATCTAGATTATTATAGACGGAAGTAGCAATCCATTCCTCTTCCACCGCACTTCCTAAACTATTAAGAAATGTAGAACTTCTGCTGTCAGCCAGCACCTGCTGCTTAGTTAGGGCAGCTTCGTCCACAGTCGTGACTAAGGGTAATGCGTCAGGATTGACACCCTTTATGCCAAGGTCTTGGAGAAGTTGTTCGTTTTCAGTAGCCATAGTTTGACCTTCCGTCTATAATATTATCCAAATATGTTGTCATACATACTAGTAAACAAGTTCTTTGCTTTCTTCACTGCTTTTCTAGTGTACACGCCAGCTTTTAATTCAAGCATAGAAGGTAAGCTTTCAGTAGGGATGTCAGAAGCATTTTGGATTCTTCTGAAATCAACCTGCTTTTCGTTCATGTTGTAAGAAGACATGGTTACCCTATCACCAGTGTTACCACCAATAAAGAATACCTCATCACCTTCTACTTTTACAACAATGCCCACGTGACCATAGCCTAGCTTAAACTTTTTACGCTCTTCTGCCGTGTGTTGTTTAACCATCACATCACCAGCTTTAACTTGTGTAGGTTCTACTTGAGTACCAACATTAGTGTAAGCTTTAGCACGTATCTGGTCAAACTTGTCTGTACCAAATAGAGCCTTAGTGTCGATACCTGAATCACGCAAGACCTGTGTTAAGAAAGCAGCACACCACGCTTTATTTGTGGCAAACTCTTCTACTGTTTCTTGGTCTGGGTTCCAATCACCCACAGATGTTTTAAAGAAACCTTTAACAGCAGCAGCACCCTCATCTGTGTTCTCATCAATACCGTAGTATTTATAAGCAGCATCAGCAGGGTTTTGCGCTAGGGCAATATCTACAACAGCAGAAGCTGTTGGGACATCACCCACCTTTAACTGTTCTTTCTGTGGAATAAGGTCTGTATCAGCGTGTGCCTTAGGTATAACAGCTTCAAAGATAGATGCGGCTGCATCACCTGCACTACTCGCAAGTTCATTAGCTACTTTTATAGCCCTGTTCTTAGTCTGTGTAGCCCACCTAGTAGCGGTAGCAGTACCATCCTCTGCAACATTGTAAAGCATATTAAACTTAGCCTTGGCAAGAGCAGTAGCCTGTTCTGCGGAACCTTCTGCATACTGTGCAGCTTCCTTAATTGATTCTATAAATTTAGGCCACTCTTTGGTGACATTAAATCTACCTAGCTGATAACCCATTTGAATCATACCAGACTTTGCTGTTTCTGGTAGGTTCTCAAAGCCTTCTACTGCGTCAGAAAAGTAGTTAGTTATTTTATCTACTTTCAAAGCAACTACAGCAGCAGATTCCTCAGGCTGTACGTTGTTGATGTCAGCAATAAGAGCCTTCTCATCATCCTCTAGTGATTCAATCTGTAGACCATGACCTACTGACTGCTTACCCATATCATCATAAGGAGTGTATTCAAAACCCTCATCATTCATAATGGTTGCAGTAGCATTAGCTGTTGTTACAAAGTTTAAGTTAGAAGATAGCTTATCTACGACTTCCTTAACTTCTGGTGTAGCATCCTTGAACATATCAGTAAAGGCGTTCATTGGTGTTACATCACCAATACTAAGACCAAGGTCTTCTCTTCTTGCAGCGGCATCCTCAGGTGTTACAGTTTCCCTGACTTGTCCTGTACCCTTAAACAAACTTTTTACATATTCAGCTTCTTTTGCCAGACCTTCTGCTGTAGGTACTAAATTAAAGCCATGTGTAATACCTCTGGTTAAGATACCATAATTTGGGTTTATAAGTTTGTCTAAGTCTTTTGCAGCAGGGGAATTTAATAAGTCTTCAAATGTTCCTGCTTGTCCTGCTTCACCTGTACCACCAAAGTATGTAAGGTTCTGGTTAAGGGAATCTTCTATGACTTGCTGGGAATCAGACAACAAAGCATCTGGTACTGTGCTTGTATAACCAGTAGTAAACTCGTTATCCTGTGTCATCACAGTGGCTTCAAGATTATATAACTGCTGCTTGTCATTAAGCAGTGTTATTCTATCTATCTGCCCACCCGCTACACCTAAGTATAGAGGAGTATCTTCTCTAGTATCCCATACATGTATTGAAGTAGCTTTAGGATTAACAGTATTTGGCTGTAAAGCTACAACATACTCACCTTTTTTTAATCTATGAGTATCCGCCATATACTTAGCAAGCTTGTCTGAGTTAGCTAGGGCTGCGTTGTAGTCTGCTATTACATCAGAGGCATTTAGACTTTCATCAATACCTGTGTTTAACTGTTTATAAGCATAAGCAGTCCCATCACTAGATTTAGTTATGGGATAATCCCTAGCCATTTGTGCAGCTACTTGTTTTAACGCATCTTTATACGAAACCTGACCTAGCTGTACTAAATGATGTACACGGTCAGCAGCTTCTGCCATTATATGTGCTGAATTATAAGATTCACTTAGGTCTGTACCAAAAGCATCCGCATACCAACTAGCATCCATAGAGGCAGCTACATCCTCTGTTAATTTAGTTGGTCTGGGTATAGTAAAGTCCATACGTTGAACCATAGCAACAGCATTACTATAGTTCTGTACTGTTTTACCTTCTTGTGACACTTCTCCTACTCTAGCTTGTTCTTGTACTAAGTACTCCAAAGCATCAAATCTTTCAATATCATCCTCATTGATATCTAAGACACTTTCAACGACAGCCCCAGAGTTCCTTATCATCTGATAAGTCTGAAAACCAAGCATTAATTTTTCATTAGATTCTGATGACGATACATCTTGACCTGCATTAAATAAAGGAAGAATATCTGTAACTCTGTTTTTGAATACTTTAGGAACGTACCCCCACTTCCCAAACAAACGAGATTGTTGACCAGTCAATTCACCATTAGGGCCACCTAGTGCTTTAAAATCTTCATTAGCAAAGATAGCTGCATCTAATTCTGCATCAGTATATGTACCTTCTGTGCCATCAATCTTTGTATATTTTTTAGTAATAGAGGAAGCATTACCAGTATTAACAGCATCAGTAACCTGCTTATTTATTGAGGTAGCTTTAGCAGTAGCGTTATAGGTAGTTTTTCTTTCTGTCTCCCTAGCTGCTAAGATAGCAGAGTTTCTTGCAGCATACTTGCCTACACCTAATTGGTTCTTAGATAATTTAGCATCATCTAACCATGCTACTGTAGGTGTATCTGCACGATACTTAATTTCATCAAAAGCAAAGTTTCTTACTACATTATTTAATTCTTCAAAGCTAGAATAAAGGTCTGAGTTAGCTGCATAATGGTTGTTAATTTGTGCATTAACTTGTAATGCAGCGTTTTCCATAGCATTAGGCACACCGTTAGCTATGTCCCTAGCAGCTTGGTCATTGATAGCTGTTAGAGTTGTAGTAAGTGCATTATTTAACTTACCTTTGTTGTGCGCTTCTTTAGCAGTCCTATATGTAGTATTTCCCCATATCATTGAGACAGCTAGTTGGTCTTCCTTAAAGCCCTCAATGTACATAGGGTCTATAACACCCTCTAGTTGCTTAGTATACTCATCTACGGATTTTTCTCGTAAAGCTAATACATCAGCAGTATCCATGTCTAGATATTCTGGTTTGAATACTAGTTTACCAGCTTCATTGGTAGTATAGTACTCTGCATCCATATTAGCTTCTAGAATTTTACCAGCTTGTTGTAATTGATTTAACTGCCTTCTGGTCTTATTAGTTTCTAATTCTCTTTCACGCTTTAATCTGTCAGCTTTTCTTATTTGAGCGTCTGCTTCGATAGCAGGACTAATTGCTGACATGAACTGAGATAAAGGACTAGCTTGAACCTGTGATTCAACTGGTCTTACATAAGTCTCTACAGGAGCAGCTTGTGGACGTAAATCAGACTGTGTGGGTGCGTTTAATCTACCCACTTGTACTCTAGATTGTGCCATAATAACTCCTCATTAAATCTTAGGCATACCAGTAATATAGGCGTATGTAGAAGCTGGTGTCATACCTGCTTGTACTGTACTTATGCTTGCGGTCTTACTAACTGGCATAGCTATAGTTGAACCCTTACTTGCCACGCTACTAGAGAATGGTGATTTACCTGTCATAGCTGCTTCAGTACCATACATATTAGCAGCAGTGTTGAGTGCGTGCATTAACATGTTAGGTTTTTGCCCACGTGGTAGTGAGTTAATCCTGTTCATCATCTCAGTACTGAAGCCTTCTTTTTCATCTTCAATTTGGTCTAGCGTCATACGCAGATTATCATTTAGTACTGTTTCACCACGTAACTGTCTAGCCGTAACCATGTTTGCTTGAGCATCAATACTCTTACCACCTAGACCTGATTCACCAGCAGCAACAGTACGTGCTTCCCTAGATTCCATAGATGCAATAGCTAAGTCAAACTTTTGACCTGCTGTAGCTTCTGCTTCTTGTATTGCTCTACGGTTTAAGCTTTGTATTTTTAAGTCACGTGCTACAGCAGCATTAACTCTATTTTGTAGAAAGTCATACTCAGTCCATGCTGCTTTGTTTTTTGCATCAAAGTAATTGGCTACACCCTGTACACCGACAGCAATAGTCATTGGATCCATTATCGTATCCTCACAAATTCTAGAAATGGTTTATTACCTACGCCCCATTTCTCATGTTTCTTGATAAACGTGAAACCAACAAAACGTAGCCAGTTAATAGCTACAGTGTAGTCTGCATCTACTGCATTAGTAAGTAGGGGGTATTTTTGATTAGCTTTTTCTACCCATTTACGTGAGCCACGTAGGAATGGTAGCCATACTTTTTTAATAGCAGGTGTAGTTAACAGCCACGGCACAGCCATAGTCTTATCGTATTCTGATAGACCATAAATACCAGCTATCTCATCTGTATCTGTTACTACAATAGTCCAGCACTCTTCTGATTCATCAAAGCCTACCTGCAACGCT